AAATCTGACTTTTGGTGTCATTATGAATACAATTGCGGATACCATGTCAATCCCATATTTCATTAAAACGAAATCATGGGATATTGTTTTAATGTTAGGGTTCCTACTGGCAATCAGTTTTAGCAAACTTTTAACATGAACATTTTTGTAACAGATTTTTCTCCAGTCAAGTCGGCACAGGTTCTTCCTGATAAGCACATCGTCAAGATGCCTCTGGAGACCTGTCAACTCCTCTCTATCGTTGCCTCAGACAAGTGGGGGCAGGGTTATGGCACACTGCCTAAGAAAGACGGCACACCCTATGCTACAGAGAAGGGAGCGTTCCGTAATCACCCCTGCACCGTATGGGCAAATGAAACTGCCGCAAATGCCAGATGGTTAATCCGGCACGGTCTTGCATTGTGTGAGGAGTATTCTAATCGTTATGGAAAAATTCATTCATGCCTTCATACTCTTGCACATGCAAATAAAATCTTTCCATTAGATGCTATTCATCGTTCAAAACTGACTCCATTTGTTCGTGCTATGCCTGAAGAGTTTAAGTTTGATACAAATATAAGCACCATCGAAGCTTATAAGATGTACATTGCTTCTAAACCATGGGTATCTAAGAATTACTTAAAATTGCCAAGTCGTAAACCTGAATGGGTATAGTGTGAAAGAAGAAAAAATAAAAACACTTTATCTTTACGAATTAGAAGGTGGTGGATGTATTATGCACGATGGATACATTCAAATAGGTATTATGAAACATAGTGTTGAGAAACATATGGAACTAAATCCTACCGTTAATTGGATTGTAACCTATTGGTGTCCTGACATATTTTCTAATAGATATGAGAGAGTGACATTTCAAAAAACTAAAAAGAAAAATGAGGGAAGTCCAAGAACGGACAATCAAGGACAGGGTATGGATTTAGGCATAAAACCGAAAGGTTGTGGTATACTAAAGGACAAGTAGATTTGATTATGAACACAGACAGAACTGATTTTTTGTGGTGTGAACGTTACAGACCACAAACTATTGAAGAATGTATTCTTCCTGAGAGTACTAAGAAGACTTTTCAATCTTTCCTAGATAAAGGTGAAATACCTAATATGCTACTTGCCGGTCCTCCGGGTATCGGTAAAACAACAGTAGCAAAGGCACTCTGTAAAGAACTTGGAGTAGATGTATATGTTATCAATGGATCTGATGAGGGACGATTCCTCGATACCGTCAGAAATAATGCGAAAAACTTTGCTTCGACCGTATCACTTACGTCAGATTCCAAACACAAAGTCATTATCATTGACGAAGCTGACAACACATCCAATGATGTACAACTCCTCCTACGGGCGTTTATTGAGGAGTTCGCTGGCAATTGCAGATTCATCTTTACCTGCAATTACAAAAACAAAATCCTTGAACCCCTCCATTCCCGATGTGCCGTCGTTGAGTTTGGAATTAAAGGAAAAGAACGTCAAGGAATCGCAGCACAATTCTTCAAACGCATCCGACAAATCTTGGATGCAGAAGGTGTTGAATATGATAACAAGGTACTGGTAGAATTAATCAATAAGCACTTTCCTGATTGGAGACGTGTTCTTAATGAATGCCAAAGATATTCCGTAAGTGGGAAAATCGACTCTGGTATTCTTGCCACTTTTTCAGATGTTGCCGTCAATGAACTGGTTAAAAACCTTAAAGAGAAAAATTTTCCCGAAGTACGTAAATGGGTTGTCAATAACCTGGACAATGATACTACTGTCCTGTTGCGTCGTATTTACGATGCTTGTTATGATTCCTTGGTTCCGAATAGTATTCCTGCTGCTGTGCTTGTGCTTGCTAAGTATCAGTATCAAATGGCATTTGTGGCGGACCAGGAAATAAACTTACTTGCATGTTTGACTGAGATTATGGTAGAGTGTGAATTCAAATGAAAAGGTGCCCCTCTTGTGATAGAGTTCTTCCATTAGATTCGTTCGGTAAAAATAGATCTAAAAAAGATAAGTTGGGTGTAAATTGCAAAGAATGTGAAAGAAACAATTCTAAATTACTTAAAGAACTGAGAAAAAAACATCCAAATCCCCAAAAATGTCAGTGTTGTGGGAGAACTGATAGGAGAATGATTTTAGATCACGATCACAAAACAAAAAAGTTTAGGGGATGGTTATGTGGTCACTGCAATACTGCCATAGGATTTATGGATGACGATGTATCGCAATTGAAAAAAGCAATTTTGTATTTGGAAGGAGTGTGAATTCAAATGACAGGTATTCCAACTAAAATTGGTATGGCCCTTATTATGGTCTATTGGTTGGCTATGTCTGGTATGGTTGCCAATGCATATTTTCATTATAACTATAATGTATGGAGTGTGAATTCAAATGATTGATGTAAAATTGCTACGAATTGTGACCGGAGAAGAAGTTATCGCAGAACTTCTATCTGAAACAGAAGAAACTATCACAGTCCAAAATGGTCTTGTAGTTCTTCCGACTAATAATGGCGTTGGATTTGCTCCATGGGCAACCGTGATTAGTAAAGAAGACCCAGAGATTACGATTTCCAAAACTCATGTTGTATATGTTGCAGAAGTCCAAGAGGATGTCTGTAAGAAGTATAATGAAATGTTTGGTAGTAAGTTGATTACTCCAAACTCTAAAAAACTAGTTTTGTGACTTAAATGAGAATTGGAGTCATGTGTTCTGGAAACGGAACTAACTTTGAGAACATTGTTGAGAATTGTCCAGACCATGAAGTTGTAGTTATGATCTACAATATCAAAGGATGTGGTGCTCAAGAAAGGGCAGACCGATTGGGTATTCCTAACTGTCATATTAAGAGTATTGATGAACAAAAAATCATCGATAAACTCAATATGCATAAAGTTGATTTAGTAGTTCTTGCAGGTTGGATGAGAATTGTTACACCGGGATTGATTAATGCTTTTCCGAATAAGATAATTAATATTCATCCATCATTACTTCCAAAGTATAAGGGTCTTAATGCCGTTAAACAGGCACTAGACAGTGGAGATAAAATCACTGGATGCACAGTTCATTATGTGACTGAAGAGTTAGATTCTGGGGGATGTATTGATTCTTCTTCTGTTCCTATTTGTGTAGGAGATACAGAAGAGACTTTACATCATAGAGTTCAGAGAGCAGAACATCGTTTACTTCCTATGGTAATTAACAATTTATTTGGGAATATAAATTAAATGGAATTGGAATGGTTTATTGAGTTACTACAAATGAGACAAGATAAAATTGATACACAAGGCATGAGTATTCCCTCTAAGGGTAATATCAATTCTAAGAGGGATATCCCTCCAATGCCAGTAAAGCATCGTACAATCTTCACACCTGAAGAACGTAGAGAATTGAAAGATATTGTTAATGAAGCACTTGATGAGAGGTGGAACGACCATGAAGTTTAAGGCACTAGTATTCATTCGATTAAGATCTCAGGTCGATGACTCTCCTGGTAATGCCGTCAGAGATGCCTGTAAGAGATTGTCTGAACTGGATATTAAAAAGTTAAGGTTAGGTAAGGTCATTGACATCTGGATTGAGGCACCTAATAAAGAGTATGCCGCAGAAGAAGTGACTAGACTGAGTGGTAGATTTCTCGCCAATACTGTAATGGAGGATTGGTATTATGAATTGACTGAAATTGAAAGTTTTCCTAAAGGAGTAGAATAATGCCACATAAATTCGATCCATGCGAAGCACCCACCGAAGGTAAACTTGATAAGTGGGGATTTACAATTAAACCAACTATCAGTGATACTGAGTGTATTTTAATTTGTCTAAAAAATGCACCTTGCGGAATTGATAAAAAGCAATCAGAACGTTTAGTAAAGGAGTTTGAAAATGGAAGGATTTAATGAACCGGGATCAAATAAGAGTTGGATGGATGAAGGATTTAAAAAGTATATAACACAATATCAACTAGATAATGTAGTTTCACTTTTAAATGGTAAGTTAGAGTATGCCTCTACTTACGATAACACAGGCAAAATCACTAAAAAAATTATTATTACTTACGATGAAACAAACGAAAAAATGTCAAGTTAAGTCTAAGTTCTACTATATCTTTTGTGGAACTGCTACAGCATCAGTTTTATTGGGGCAACTATATGTCGGAACTGGATATAGGGTAATGGCAGAAAGCACACTAAGTTTTCAGAATTACCTTACAAAACTTTTAGATACTGCTAAGGCTATTTGATGGGACTACTAAAAATTGATAAAAGCAAATTGATAGAGGAGAAAGTTAAAACTACTCCTCAAAATGTGAAAGAAGCAAATGAAGCACTTTTTCGTGCTACAATGAACTTGCCTACTGCCGCAAAACATTGTGGTATGACTCAGAAGGAAATGAAATTGACCTTCTGGGAATTTTTGAAATATCATCCATGTGATTATGAGTATTCCCAAACTACCTGAAGAAAAAGCAATATGGGCAGCAGATCAATTTATAGAATACTATTCTAAATTTAATCGTATTGATGATTACCTTAGGTTTGTAAAGGAAAGTAGAATTAGTAAATCATCTTCTAAGTTATTTGGACTTGAAGATGTTATTGAATGGTGGAAAAAAAGGCATCTAAACGTTATGAAAAATTAAAAAATGAGGGAAAGTTAAGAACTGAATTAGAACTCTGGAAAGTCAACTCGCAAATTGTGATTATTAGATAATGGAACTAAAAGACTGGCTCAACTCTATCAATCAAACCAAGAAGCATTTCATTGATGAAGATCCTTCACTTGAAAAAGAATATCCTCCTTATATTATTAACCGTTGTTTCTCTGGACATCTTGATACTTTGATGTTTACAAATGAGATGAATAAGTATAATTTTCTTCCTAAAAAGTTACAATACGACTTCTTTATAAATATTGTGAGGAAAAAGAAGAGATTTTCTCCCTGGCTCCGACAAGATAAGATCAAAGATCTAGATTATGTCAAACGTTATTATGGTTATAGTAATGAAAAGGCAAAACAGGCTTTGAAAATTCTAACAAAAGAACAACTTAATTTTATTAAATCGAAATTTGATACTGGAGGAAAAAGATGAGTGTTGTTAGAGAAGCTGAAGTGAAGTGGACACCAGAACAAATGGTGGAAGTGGTTCTAGGAGAACCAGATGACTTTCTGAAAGTTCGTGAGACTTTGACTCGTATCGGAGTTGCGTCTAGAAAGGAAAAGAAAATCTATCAGTCCTGTCACATTCTACACAAACAAGGAAGATATTACCTTGTGCATTTTAAGGAACTATTTGCTCTTGATGGTAAACATGCAAATCTGACATTGAATGATGTTCAGAGACGTAATCGTATTGCACAACTACTTGCCGACTGGGGTTTGATTAGTATTGTAGATGCCGATAAAATTCAGGACATCGCACCACTCAATCAGATTAAGGTTCTTGCATTTAGAGATAAGCAAGATTGGATTCTTGAGACCAAGTATAATATCGGTTCTAAGAAGAAAAGGACAGAAGAAACCGAATAAGATTTTGAGAGGGGTTGCGACTCCTCTTTTTTTATGATATAATGCATTGGTATAGAAATACTTTTCATGGATAGAGAAATTCGAGACTTGGCAAATGCCATCAAAGTAGCATTACCAAAAGTTATTGATGAATGGAACAATGAAAGTTTATCTCAATTTGAACTTTTATATCGCAGACCTTTCAAGGATGTATTTGCCGGTAGACAAACTCAGGAAAAAACAAAAGCAATTTCTCCAATTATTGATGAAATCTTCACTGAAAAGATTAAAGATCAATTGTCAAGTTTTGTTCAGTCTGAGGGAAATTCAAAGGATTATATGATAGGTTCTACTTTGATCGAATGGAAAAACAGTTTGTCGGATAATTTAGATAAAAAAATAGGAAAATATGGAGATGTATCTTGGACTGGAAATGGATACAAAAAAACTAATTGGCATGTTCTTGTAAAACTTATTCCTAATGAAGACGGTGTGATTGTGAAACATCTCTCTTGCATTATTCCTCATAATGAAATGGACTACAAGTGGACTAAACCAGTAAAAAGCAACTTTAGCAATCTAAAAATTTTTTCATCTGATCTAAATAAAGTTGCAATAATTACTGGTAACTTTACTAATAAGTTGACTTACCTTAGACCTGTTTTTGAAAATGTTATATTTGCTTGATTGCCTAGAAGGCATGAAGAAAATGGAGAATGGTGGCATTGATGCTATCGTCACATCTCCTCCGTACAATCTAAACATCAAGTATGGTAAGTATGGTGATAATAAACCACGTCAAGAGTATCTTGATTGGTTAGTAGAAATTTTTTGTGAAGGCAAACGTGTTCTTAAAGATGATGGGCACCTATTTGTCAACATGGGATATTCTAATGTTGATCCATGGGTTGGTATGGAGGTGGGACTTGCCCTTCGACAAGATTGGATTTTACAGAATCATATTAATTGGGTAAAATCTATCTATGTAAATGATAAAACTAGTGGACACTTCAAACCTATTAATAGTAAAAGATTTGTATGTCCTACCTGGGAGCACTTGTTTCATTTTACAAAAGATGGAAAAGTGGAAATTGATCGTCTTTCTGTTGGTGTTCCTTATGAATACTATGAGGCAAACATTAGAGGTAAAAACACAGCAGAAACTAAACCTAATTTGAGGGACAAAGGTAACTGCTGGTTTGTGCCATATGAAACGATTAATAGCAAAGAACTTCGTGGAAAGCATCCTGCAACATTCCCTGTTAAACTTGTTGAAGATTGCTTGAAACTTACTGGTAAACAATCTGGTGTGGTTCTTGATCCCTTCATGGGAACAGGATCTACTGGTGTAGCAGCCGTTAATCTTGGATGGGAATATATTGGATATGACATCGATCAAGATTATATTGATTTTGCAACAGAAAGATTAGAGTTGAAAAAATTTTTAAATTGATATATAATAGCATAGTTGTTTCAAGTTGGTCTTAAAACACCATCTTCGGAAACAATAATCTCTAAAACTTTTGTGAGTGAGTGTTGATTGTAAAAACCGAATAATAATCTACGGAGTTCAACACTCCGTTTTTTTATGCTATAATATAAATACTGGTGGATGCCTTCGGGATCCACAAAACACAAACTCGCTT